TACCCTCGTAACTTTTGCCTTCTTTGTGGCTTTGCGCACGCGAGGCGCTTTGGCCTCTGGCGCATCGGGCGGCATGGCTGGCAGATCATCTGCTGCGCGCCCTGCCTTGTAACGCACGGCGCACTCTTTCATGTAGAGAACCCAGGGGTTGTTTTTGACGCCGTCCCTGGTCTGCGTCATGCCTTTATATTGATACGCGCTTTTTTGCGACGCTCGCGGGGCGCACCGAGCCAACGCATTCTGTGAGGACTTCGAGCTCACTGCCCAGGTCGGCGAACTGATCTCAGGCACCGCGTCGTTCAAGATGACGGGCTGATCGCCCATGAGGTGATCAATGCCAAACGTTCCAGACAGCCAAGGCGCCACGCTGTACTTCAACGGCCTCGAGCTGGGCGTCCTGCAAGACGTGTCGCCGGCGTTCGCCGCAGGCAGCGTTCAAGAAGTTACGTCCATGCGGTCTCCGGTGATCGGAAGTGGTCAAAACGCACGGGTTCTGAAGCAATACAACTGCACAAGTATTGAGCCGGGAACAATGCAGTGCAGGTTTCTCGGGTCGGCAGATCTGGCCAGGAACGATGTCGGCGGGCCTGGCACGCTCGTCTTTTCGTGGCCAGACGGACAAATTTCTGGTCAGGCGTTCTGCTCCGACCTGCAGGCCGAATTTTCGGTTGGCCAGGTGCGTCAGTGGACGGCCACTTTTCAATTCACAGGTTTCACGTCATAGGAGACTTCATGCCACTCACCGCCGACGAGCTGCTCGCCCTGGACGACCTCAAGCCACCAATGCTGCTGCACGTGAAAGCGTGGGGAAAGGACGTCTACCTCCTCGACCCGACGGCAGACATCCGGGACGACTGGGAAATCTACTGCGCCGCCAATCAGGGCAAGCGGGCGAGCTGGCGGGCCAAGCTGGCCAGCCTGCTGCTGTGCGATGCCGACGGGAAGCGGCTGTTTACCAGCGATGCCGACGTCGTGCGTCTCGGCAAGAAGAACGCCAAGGCGCTGCACGAGATTTGGCTGGCCGGACAGAAGCTGTTGATGATTACCGACGAAGAAATTGAGGAACTGGAAAAAAACTGAGAAGCCGGCCGGATGAGGTTTTTCTCTACCGGCTGGCCGCCGAGCTCGGAATCTGGGACGTGGAGGGCTGGAAAAAACGGCTGACGGTTCGACAACTAAAAATGTGGATGGCGGCCTGGAGGGTAGCGCCGTTCGGCGATCCGTGGCGGATGGCCGCACGGTCGGCGCTGATCACCGCGGCGGCGTTTGGCGCGAAGCCAGACCCGAATGCCGAGGAGCGGTTCTTGCCGTCGTACAGGGAAAAGCCGCAGACGATCGACGACATCCGAGCCGAGCTCTCAAAAATCCCGGCGTTCGCCAAGCAGATGCAGGAGAACACGTAAATGGCTGCAACGATCGGAAAGGTGTCGGCCGTTTTTACGGCGTCGACAGCCGGCCTCAAGGCTGGCGTCAACGAAGCGTCTTCGTCTTTCAAAAAGCTGGCTGGAGACGTGGCTGGCGTTCGGTCCGGCATGAGGCTGTTGGCAGCCATCCAAGGCGCTCAGCTGTTTGGCCAAGTGGCGTCTGCCGCGTCGTCTGCCGCGAGGTCGTTTGTCAACATGGCCAAGGGCGAGGCGGAGACTATCGACAAAACCAGCAAGCTGTCGCGTCGACTTGGGCTAACGTACGGCGAGCTGGCTGGTCTCGGTCTGGCCGGCGATCTTGCCGGCGTGTCGATGGAGACGATCGGCAAGGCCGCCACAAAGGCCGACGTGGCGTTCGTCAAAGCCGCTCAAGGCTCGTCGTTGGCCCAAAAGGCCCTGGCTGGCGTCGGGCTGTCTGTCGACGACCTGCAGAACAAGACGCCCGCGGAACGATTCCAGATGATGGCCGACGCGATTGCCGAGTTGCCGTCGCCGGCCGAGCGTGCTCGAGCTGCCATTGGGCTGTTCGGAAAGAGCGGCGCGGACTTGCTGCCGCTGTTTGAGGGCGGAGCCGGTTCAATCCGCAAGGCAGTCGACGAGGCCAACAAGTTCGGCCTGGCATTGACCGACGAACAAGGCGTCTCTGTTGAGAACATGAACGACGCATTTACGCGAGCGTATGCGTCAATCCAAGGTGTCGTGCAGCAGGTCGTGGCCTATCTGGCCCCTGCCGTCCAGAGCGTTGCTGACACGTTCACGAACCTTGTCGGTGGAATTGGAGGCGCCAACATCGGCCAGTTCATCGGCGATGGAATCATCGCCGGGGCCGAGTTCCTGGCGACGATTGCCGACTCGTTCATCGCGTCTTTGTCGTCGGTCTGGGAGTTTGTTTCATCAGTGGGCGTGCAATGGTTCAACGTATTTGACCTTGGGCAGCGTACAGCGGCGTTCCTGTCTGGAGTTGGCAATGCGTTTAAGGTTGTCCTGGCCGCCGGAATCGTTGGTCTCACGGCGCCAGTCACGGCGCTTCTCAAAGGTGCTGATTTCTTGGCAAAGCGAGTCGGCGTCGACTTGGGCGTCGACAATTTCATCAAGGGCGCTGACGCTTTCAACGAGTCGTTGTTTCAGTCGATGACAGACGGTGGAAAAGCCGCCGGCGAAGACTTCAAGCGTGCGTTCGGCGAAGGCGGGCCGGCTGCGACGGCGCAGCGCGGTCCGGTGTCGTCGACGTTGGCCGACGCACTCAAGGCTGCACGCGAAAACGCCGCCGCAACCAACGAGGCGACGAGGTCAAAGGTAAAGCCAGACAAAATTCAAGAAGCACTGTTCACCGGCCCGTCCACCGAGGCCCTCAAGGCAACCGACAGCCGGTCGAAGGAAGGCATGGCCGAGATGTTCCGTCTGATGCGTGGCGCCAGCGGCGACGTTCAGGAGCAGCAGCTCGAGGTCCTACAACGCATCCACGAAGATCTGTCCGAAGGCGACGTCGAGGAGCTGGCCGTTTTCGCCGGAGCATGACCCATGGCAATCGCTGCAGTCCTTGAAACAGCCCGCGGCACCGGCGTCTCCGGCAAGTTCGGCGAGTCGTTCACGTTTACCCGGAAATGGATCATCCGCGTCGACTCGCCGCTGACGTCGCGCGTGAAGATCTGCCAGGCCCCCGGCGTGAAGTTTGGGGACGGCTACCCGGATTTCACCAGCCACAAGGCCATGGAATTCGACTGCACGGAGGAATCCGGCGACGGCATGGTGTGGGGCGTGACGGTGCGTTACTACATCCCGCCGGTCGAGAACAAGCCAAACCCGTCCACGGGCCTACCGACCGACTGCTGGGCGGCGTCGGGGGCCACGACCACGATCCCGCTTTTCAAGGACAAGGACGACGCCCTGATCGTGAACAGCGCCAAGGACCCGTTAGAGGGTGCCGAGCGCGAGGCGTCTGACTTTTCCTTGACGCTCACCAAGGCGTACACCGACCTGACCTGGTCGTCGACGGCCGTGGCGCAGAGCAACACGGTCAACTCAAGCTCGTGGAACTCGTCGGCCGCCAGGACGTGGAAGGTGGCGTTCCGGTCTGCCAACAAGAAAGAGCTGACTGTGTCCGGCAGCGAGACCGACACGAAACCGTACTGGGAGGTGGTGTGGGAGTTTTCCTACCGGCCCGAGACGTGGGATTTCAGACCTTGGGACGTGGGATTCAATCAGCTTGTGACCAGCGACGGAACGCCGTCGGCCAGCGGCACCAAGCGGGCCGCAATTCTTGGAGCTGACAAGAAGCCGGTGAAGTCGCCAGTGGCCCTGGCCAGCGGCGTGGCCAAAGCGGCCGGCAGTGCCCCGGATGCGCTGACGTTCCACCTGTACAAAGAAACCGACTTCTCTGTGTTCGGGACGCCCAGCTAATGGCCAAGCCGCCACGACAATCCGGCCGGAAGGTGTCGCTGACGCCGGCGACGGCAAAGCGTATCGCCGCCGTTGTCCTGGCGTACGAGCGCGGGAACAAGGACATGGCCACGCCGCCGATGCGGACCGGCAGCGACGGCACCGAGATCGTGCGCGGCACGTTCTCGGGCTCGTGGGCGAAGGGTGCCACGGCCACCGTCACCGACGGCGTGCTGTCGAGCGTGACGTACACGGCGACGAACTATTTTGCCAGCCTGACCGGCACGGGCACCAAGTCGTGCGCCATCGCATACGCCGGCGGCGAGTGGATCCTGATTGCTGCGGAGTGCTGAAATGCTTGGCAGCCCTTGCAGCCCATGCTGCTCCTCGTCGCAGTCATGCACGTCGTCTCAAATCACGACGATCATAAACGCGCTCAGGTCGGCTTCCTGCACGATGACATGGCAAGGAAGCGGAATCTACTACCAAGAGTCTGTGTCGTTTCTTGATCGGTACATATCTCGCCCGTCTCGCAACTGGAACGCTTACGTCTGGAAGCAGCAAGAGCCACCGCCGCAAACCATTCAGATGGCCCTGGACATGTCGTACAACCCGACATCTGCAGTGCAATTTGTGAACATCGCGCCAGAGTGGAAAGCTCAGGTAACCGTCAGCGTAGGTTCTGCAAACGCCAAGTGGCCAGGCACAAACTGCGGTCTGTCGATCACCGCTCAACTGTCGCTAAACGGCATCAGCAATTTCAATCCAGCGTACAACCCGCTGTACATAACAACGCCCTACATATGGCAAGTGGCGAGCACATACAGTCCATCGGGAACGACCACATCTGTGTCGCTCAATCAAGAGTCGTACACGACCGCAACCGACCTTGTGGATCAACTCGTTCTGTCGAGCGATTACGCCAGCGGGAACCCAACTTGGCCCTCCACGCTAAATTGGGCGAACACGCAATGCAATTACACTCCACAGCCTTGGTACAAGTGCTACCAGTACGGAGTCATGGCGGCGCAGGTGGTCCCAACTATCGACGAATCGGCGACATCAGTGTCTGGTAGTACGTCGCAAGTAAGCGGCGCGTATTCGCCGCCGTATCGGTTTGTCAACGGTTTCTGGACGGCACCGTATGGACCGAATAACACGACTCAAGGAAGCCTGACGCAAATTGGCGTCAGCATGACGCTGTGATTCTGTGCCATTTTTCCGACGAACGCTGTGTCACATGCGGTGCTCCGCGTGTCAACGAGCGGCAAGTCTGCGGAACTTGGAGGCCCGGCCTTGGAGACCGTGTGGCCGCCGGGCTGGAGGCCATCGGAATCACCAAGGACAGGGTGGCTGGCGTGTTTGGCGACTGCGGCTGCAAGCAGCGTCAGCAGGCCCTAAATCAAGTGGGCTACAGGCTTGGGATTGGCGTTTCCAGCGATGTTGACCGATAAACACGGTTCCCAACAATCGTGAGCATCCGCCCTCCGGAGCTCGCGCGTGGCCACGTCGTTCCAGCAAATCCCGGCAGACATGTCGATCGAGTTCGTGGCCGGCGACGAACTGAACGTCGGCCTGGCGTTCAAGGCTGGCACCGGCACCACGCCGATCAACCTGACCGGTTACACGTTTGAGTCTCGGGTGTTCGTCCCGACGTTCGCCAATCCAGACGGCTCGATGGGGGCCGGTGCGTACACGATGGGCTCGACGGCCGCCACGTTCACGATCTCGACCGTCTCGCTGACGGGCGGCACGCTGAACATCGGACTGACCGAGACGCAGACGGCGGCCCTCAGTGCGGCGGTCGGCTACCGGTGGTATTTCCGCTGGACCGACACGGCCGGCTACACGCAGACCGTACTTTCCGGGGCGTTCACCGCGAGGATCCCGTGAGCGTCACCGTCACCGTCAACGGCCAGGCTGGACCGTCGGTCGTTGCGACGACCGGCGACACTGTCGTCGCCAACGTGGCGGCCGCCACGGCCATCAGCGTGTCGGCGTCGGCAGCAGCTGCACCAGGCGGCGTGGGTGCCACCGGGGCCACCGGCCCGGCCGGGCCGTCGTACACGCTGCCAACCGCCAGCGCCACCGTCCTGGGCGGGATCAAGGTCGGTAGCGGGCTGACGATCACCGGTGGCGTCCTGTCATCCAGCGGCGGCTCTGGCGGGTCTAGCGTCTCGCTGTCCGATGCCACGCCGTCAGCGTTGGGCACGGCGTCGGCGGGCAGCTCGAGCTCGGCCAGCCGAGCCGACCACGTCCACGCCGTGCCGGTGATCAGCTACACGAACCTGACCAACGTGCCAAGCACGTTCACGCCAGCAACGCACCAGCACGCGATCTCGGACGTGACCGGGCTGCAAACGGCCTTGGACGGCAAGCAGTCGTCGGGCACGTATGCCACGCTGGTCAGCGGTCTGGTTCCGACGGCCAATCTGCCGCTCGCAACCACGAGCGCGGCCGGGGCGGTGATCGTTGGCACCGGCCTCGCCATCTCGTCGGGCGTGCTCTCGGCAACCGGCACGGGGACCGCTGGCGACGTTGACGGTGGCGATTACACGGGCACGCTCGTCTACGACCGCACCATCACGATCACGCAACAGCCGACCGATCAATCCGCCGTGTCGGGTGCCGCGACGATCTCAGTCGCTGCAACTGCCAGCCCTAGCGGCACGCTCACGTATCAGTGGCAGAAGCTACAGGGTTCAACGTGGACAAACATTAGCGGTGCCACGTCGCCATCGTTGGTGCTCTCTGGATTGACAAACGCCGCCAACAACGGCGACCGATACCGCTGCGTGATTTCTGCCGCCAGTGCGGCGAGCGTTACTAGCAATGAATCGCTTCTAGCGGTCAATCCGACCGTGCCTGGAACACCGAGCGGCATAACAGCGGTTCGTGGCGATGGCAGCGTCACGCTGTCGTGGGCCGCACCGTCAAACGGCGGCTCTGCGATAACTGATTACGTCGTGCAGTACGTCGGCGGCGGATCTATTACGTGGACCACTTTCGCAGACGGAACTTCTGCGGCAACCACCGCTACGCTAACCGGGCTTGCCACCGGCTACTATCAATTTCGTGTTGCCGCAGTGAATGCCATAGGTCAAGGCGCGTACGGCACTACGGACGACTCTACATATTTTGGACCGCAACGATTGACAGTGTCCGCAAACACGATGGGCGCGACAATAACTGGCATGGGCGACACGCAAAGTCCGCTGGTGGTCACATGCCCTCAAGGCACAACAGGCGGACAAGTGGACATCAAGCTTGCAAACGCCACGACCACTCAGTCTGTGACTTGGTATGTAACGGTAAGCAGTGGGACTGTAAGGGTGGCCGATGACTTCTATAACGGCTCTACCACTTCAACCTCTTACTCTGGCACTTCAAGCCTTTCGCCGTCTGGTGCCATTTCTCTTTTTGGCATTGTTGCACCGTTTGGTTTCACATTCAACGCCTACCGATAACGTGACCCATGGCAAACACCATAAAACCAAAACGCTCGTTCACCGCCGGTGCCGTGCCCGCGACCAGTGACGCCGCTCAGTCAGAGCTGCTCATCAACTGGGCCGACGGGAAGCTGTTTACTAAAAATAGTGCCGGCAACATTGTCACGTTGACGCTCGGCGGGTCTGGATCGTCCAGCGGCATGAACGCATTTATCCGATCAGTCCTATTCGGGAGCTAACTCATGGCAAATCCAAACCTCGGCAGCGCAGCAAACTGCTACGCGGGCAACGCCTCGTTGTCGCTTACATCGACGAGCGCAACGCAGCTTGTGTCCAACGCCGCGAGCAGCGGCAAGGTGTTTGTGTTGGACGGCATCACCGTCGCAAACATCGACACTGCCAACGCGGTGACGGTGACGGTGACGTTCTATCGCACGGCCGACAACTCGGGCACCGCTTACGAGTTGGCGAGCACGGTGAGCGTTCCGGCGAACTCTGCCGTGATCGTCGTTGACAAATCACAGGGAGTCTCGCTGCTTGAAGCACAGTCGATCTACGTTACGGCTGGGACGGCGTCGAAGCTCAAGGTCAACGCCTCTTGGAAGGAACTTTCCTGATGCGTCCTCACGGTGGCGTAATTGGCACCACGTTATCGCCAACGCAATCGGCCGCAAGCGGCATTTGGACGCTGCGCGAGGCTGAAGCATACAATCGCGCAGGTCTATGGCCTGCGCTTCCCGGTGCGCCGACAAGCGTGACGGGCACGGCTGGGAATACGCAAGTGTCACTAACGTGGACGGCTCCGTCCTCAAACGGCGGCAGTTCGATCACTGACTACACGGTGCAGTATTCGTCGAACAGCGGCAGCACTTGGGCGACTGTTTCTCGGTCTGCTTCTTCCGCAACCAGTGCTACCGTGACTGGATTAACAACGGGCGTTGCATACGTTTTTAGGGTTGCTGCCGTTACCGTTCTTGGAAGCGGCCCGTTCTCAACTGCGAGCAGCAGCGTAACTCCTCTTTCTGCGTACACCCCAACCGCAGTCTTGCTAACATCGGGCAGCAGCTACACGGTGCCAAGCGGTGCGTCAACGATGAAAGCGTGGGCGGTTGGTGGTGGTGGCGGTAGCAATATTTTTGCTGGCGGTGGGCAAGCTGGCGGCGTTGCTTACAAAACTTGGACTGTGTCAGGAGGAGCGACGGTTTCTTATACGGCTGCTGCCGTGCCGACAACTATACGCGCGGGCTACAATTCCACAGTCACATATGGTGGAACAACAATTACAGGTTTTGGCGGCAGTGACAGTGGAGGAAGCTCTGGAGGCGGCTACTCCGGCGGAGATGGGGGCGCAACTGGAGGAGTTTCTACATTTGTTGCAAGCGAAGTTACTGGTGGTGCAGTCGGCGGCAATTCTGCATCTCGGGCTTCCTGCGGCAGAATACCAATGACAGATGTAAGCGGACTGAAGGCTGCTTTATCCCTTGCGGGCGTTAGCACATCAGAGACGTGTGCGGCGACGGCTGCGTTTGGCAGCAGCGGATACGGTGGAAAACACACGGCCCGACTGGCTGCTGGAATCGGCGGTGGGATTGGCGCGACCATTTCTGCATCCAATGCGCAAGATCACGGAACAGGAGGAGCAGTAATTCTGTATTTCATATGAGCAACGTCTTGCGCGCACCCAACGGAAACGGCCTTCTTTTGACGCATCGCACGGCGTCTCATTCAATTGCCGTGTCTGCCATGCAAAACTTTTGGCCCAACATTGCAATCGGCGATGAAGGGCATCCGGCGTGGTATTTTGGCACGCAAGAGGTGTGGGACGGAAATAATCCAAACGTCGCTTTGATTGTTCGCAATCCGATTGAGCGTTTTTGCTCAATATGCGCCCACCACCCTGAGCAGACTGTCGATCAGCACTTGGAAAATCCGCGTTATTTGTCACTGCCACAAAATGGTTTCGTCAAACATTTCCGCTTTGAAGATCAGCTGAACGAGGCCGCCGAATGGCTCGGCCTGCCAACTCCGCTGCCGCAGGAGGACGCGACTGATCCTGCGTCGAAGCCGACGCTCACGCCAGAGCAAGAGGCTCGGGTGCGAGAAATCTACGCAGCCGACATCGCCCTGTGGGAGTCGTTGCAGCCATGAAATCCCTCGTTCTCGAAATCCTGCTCACTTCCGCCGTCACCGGATTCGTCCTGTGGCGGTGGTCAATGCTCCTGCCTCGCGTCCTGCGGGCGGTGCAGCCGGTCGCGGCTGCGGTGTGGGAGCGGCGGCGGCAGATCGAGGAGTTGCAAGAGGAGCCAGCACGATGAGCGATATCACGGTGACGACATCCAGCCAGCCGATCACGGCAACCGTGTCCGGCGGCGTGGTGTTGGCGTCGGTGACGAGCTCGAGCTCGTCGGTGTCGATCGCCGGCGGCGTCGGGCCGCAGGGTCCGCAGGGCAAGGACGGCACGCCTGCGGCACTCAGCCAGGTGCCCGGCGTGACCATCACAAATCTACAGGCCGGGGACGTGCTCCGGTACGACGGCAGCTGGAAGAACTACCACGACGTTGACATTGTCGACGGCGGCAACTGGTGAGGAAACCATGACCAACATCTTGAGAGTTAAGCGTCGTGCCCTTGGTGGTGCATCGGGTGCCCCGACCGCACTCACGCAGAGCGAGCTGGCATATTCGGAAGTGGATCAGATTCTGTACATCGGCCAGGGCTCCGGCGGCTCTGCCACGGTCGTCGCCGTCGGCGGCCCTGGAGCGTACCTGACAAGCTCGACCGCGGCGTCCACCTACCTGACCACGAGCTCGGCGTCGTCGACCTATCTGTCGAGCTCGTCGGCGGCGTCGACATATCTGCCGCTGACCGGCGGCACGATCTCGCAGAATCTGACGATCACCGGCAACCTCACGGTGAACGGCACGACCACGACGATCGCGTCCTCGACGCTGTCGATCGCCGACAAGAACATCGAGCTGGCGAAAGGCTCGACGACCGACGCCGCGGCCGACGGCGGCGGACTCACGATCCACGCCGCGGCCGACTACACGTGGAACTGGGTGGCCAGCACGTCGGCCTGGACGAGCTCGACGCACGTCGACCTGGCCAGCAGCAAGGCATACAAGATCGCCGGAACGAACGTCCTCACGGGCACGGCCCTCGGCTCCGGCGTGACGAGCTCCAGCCTGACCAGCGTTGGCACACTGACGAGCGGATCGCTCGGGTCAGGGTTCACGGCCGTCGGCGTTGCCCAGGGCGGCACGGGGCTGACATCTGCCGTGTCCGGGCTTCTAAAGGGCAATGGCTCGGCGTACTCGGCCGCCACGGCCGGGACCGACTATCTCGACGGAAACTCCAGCCTGGACGGAGGAACGTTTTGATGGCGACATACGACCAGCTGCCCGCCGTGCTCAATCTGCGGTGGACCGTCGGCGACGACGTTTCAGCGTTACTCGACTTCGACGTGTCGCTCGTTGGAGCGGCCGCCAGTGCCACGATCTACTCAGCAATCACCGGCGCCACCGTGTCGACGTTCACTGTGACGATCCCCGACGCAGCGGCCGGCAAGGTGAACATCGCCCTGACCGACACACAGACAACGGCCATCGGTGCCGGAACGTTCCGCTGGGGGCTTGTCTACACGATCGGAACCGTCAGCAGGACGGCCATGGAAGGCTTCATTGACGCGATCCCGTAAGGTGCTCGAGCTCATGGAGGGCGGCCGTGGCAAACGACCAGGACAAGCGCCCAGGGTTCATCCTGCCGGCGGGCCTTGAGGACGACGAGGACGAACAGGGTTCGTGGATTCC